TACCGACTGCGCTTCGCGTCAATCTGCCGTTTGCCAAGCAACTTTTTCAGTTGCGGATTGAGCCGGACCCAGGTTGCCGTCGACATCTTGCCGGGCCGCGAGACTTCGCCCGTTGGCTCCGAGGTTTCGAGGTCGGGGTTCACCTCGTCCGCCAGATTCCCGTAGCAGCGTTTCAGGGTTTCAAGCGTCACCGGCCAGCGCGCGATCACGCACTCGTCGTCCTGTATCTTGTTCCCGGCGCCAATCGTCATGACATTCAGCGGACCTAAGGGCATGAACTCGCAATCACCGAGCCCATTGTTCATCGCCGGGTTCCACTGAAGTTTGCAGTAGCCGGTGTGGAGCAGCGCCCACATCACGGACTGGGTGAGCTCCATTTCGAAGTCCGTCATCCGCGCCCACAGACCGATCATTTCGTTGAGCAGGTCTTGAAGCTCAACAAACTCTTTTTCGTCCTGATGGAATTTAACTTGGAAGTCCGGCTCGATGTCGGTGAGGAGCCCGGCCATTTCGATGAACTGGCGGAAGAGACGATTGACGGTGGGGCGTGACCGGCCGTAGCGGGACTTGGCGTTCCACTGCTGGCCCGAAATGTAGTCGATGAGCCGGGAGGTGAGCCGGATCTCGCGGGAGTCAGCAAGCTCCCGCTCCGCTTCGTCATAAACCGAGTCGGCCCAAGCCAGAACTTCCTGTTCCAGCCGCCTCTCCGGGGTTTCAGTGCGGTCCGCCATCGGCTGTGAGTCTACCTGAAAGTTCTACATTTTACGCCGGTTCGCGGCGGCAAATTTGGTTAAACGCCCTGTAGGGCATCCTTGAATCTGTTTTCCCACTCGTTGACTTTGGCTACCAAATCCTCATTCTGTGAGGAAAGATCGACGTTTAGCTTGGCTGTGGCCAGCATTTCCTGACCGTTGCGGATGCCGAGTTTTCGGAGTTCTGCGGCCTGCTGCCCGTCAATGATAACCGGCTCGCCGGCCATGCAACACCGGATGAGCGAAGCAATGGTCGGATGCCAGCGCTCGCCGAGGGCGTCCTGTGTCTTGCCGTAAACCTCGCGGTTGACCCACACTTCGACCTTCACATCGTTGGGCCCGGGCTTGAAGCGGATCTCGGTCTTAATCATGTCGGGATTTAGAGCCAGCATTCGCGCATGCGGCAGTTTGTGCCCCATCAGGCAAAAGAAGTCCACGTTGTCGCGCATCAGTTCGATGGTCGGACTCCCGCCGTCGCGACATAGTGGGCAGTACATAAAAGCTCGATCAGCCATTCTCGTCTCCTTTACCAGTCATCGCCAAATTCCGCGCCTTGCGGATTGAAGTTTTTCATCGCACTGCGGTATGCCCAAACAACGTCAGGTGTGATTTCAGTAGAATGCAAGCCGTGCCGGTTGTGCAAGTCAAATTCTGCGCCCGCCTGATCGAAGATGGGGCTATAAAGTGTGTTGGCCTGACACACGAGTATCGGCTGCACGCGCCAACCAGCCTTGCCCTCAATCCTCTCGGCAGCTTCGCCCGGCGTGTTGTACTGGCCGCGCTGCCGCATCAAGTTGTCGTAGACACCGTAAACGTGGAGTTCGCCGGTCTGCCGCGTGTGCTCAACTTCCACGGTGGTTTTCAGGTGCTTCGTGGTTTCGCGCAGGCAGTAAAGGCCGATCATGCCAGACATGACTTGATCGTCTTCGTTTCCCTGGCCCTCTGAACGTCCGCCTGTTTCCATCGAAGCAAAGTCGATCATTTCGTCGAGCATGTCAGCGTCGCGAATCACAACCGTATGGTCGAGCAGCGCCTCGTTCATGCAGCCGATGATTTCGTCGCGGGTCTTGGAGTTGGTAAACCAGTGCAGGTAGTTAGTCGCTTGGTTGATGATCTTATCTTTCCACTGCGGGCGGTAGAGGTTCGGGTAGTCCATGTCCCGAACTTCGTTTGCCGTGGTGATGCCGTCTTTCGCGTACTCGATCGCTATTTCACAGCCGTTGTAGAAAAATCCGATGGCGCACAAAACTTTGGCAAAAGCCTTCGGCGGAATCCAGCCTAGCCATGTCGCAACTATCGTGTCCGGCTCCATGCCGATTCCAGCACGATACACCGTAGCCGATGAGTAATCCCCGCCGTTTCCAAGCGCAACGTCGGCACTCAGGTAGTACGTCGATTCTTTTTCTGGCCACTCCCAAACGTGAAGTCTCTTGCCGCCCCTGCCGGATTTGCGCCGCGGCAGAATCTCGTCGTCCTTCACTTCTGCAATGTCGTCGGTGTTGATGCGCGGCGGCTCCATCGACACCAGAGAAATCTCGCCGGCCCACAAGGGCTTGATGACCTTGTTCATCGATTGCCATTCCAGAGAATCGCGGTCAAACGCGCAGAGGCCGGAGGATTGAAAAGCCTCAGTCGGAGTCAGTGGATACGATTCGAGGAATCCGGCTTTGGTCCCCGAGCGCTTCGCGGCACGCATGCGCACGCGGCGGAAATTCCAGAACTCATTGGGAATCTCGAAGTGTTGTTCTTTCTTGATGCGCTCGTTGAATGCGGCCTCGTCCGGCGCCAGTTCGAAGATGCCCTCGATTGGCAAATAGTATTTCTTGACCTTGTACACTGCGATGAACACCGGGCGCATGTCGTTCTCACCCTCTTCCGCAGCGCACCATTGCTCATAGAAAAGTCCCTGCCTGCCGTAGCCGGTCGATTCGAACACCTGGAAGGTATCGAGCGCATTCATCGACGGCTTGACGTCGGACTCAAACACTTCGTCGTTCGGCCAACGGCTTACCTCTGAAGCGTGCAATGCCCGAAGGGTGCGGCCGATTGCGACGCCGCTGGTTTGTGTCGCCGGCGAAACCTGCAACACAGAGCCAAGGCCTGGGTCCAGCATGCGTTCCTTCTCGTCGAAACGCTGGAACTCGATGGCTCCCTTCTTCGTCCTGTACATGTACTCGGGCCGCAGCCACCATGGAAGATTGTCGTACGCGTTCAGGCTCATCTTGTAGATGTGAGCTGACGTCACATCGTTCTGCGCAATAATCATGGTGAAGCAGTGCGGTGTGGTGATGGTGCGATGGAACATGGCCGCCGCAGTCCACACCGAGATTCCCGTTTGCCGTGGTTTCAGAATGATGATTTTGCAGTAGCCGTTCGCGGCCCACTCTTCCTGCATCGCCTCATACACAATTTCCTGGTGATCCCAAAATGGGTAGAGGGATTTTTGGACGCCCTGCTCTGTGGTGATGAAGTGGTAGTTCTCGAGATAGTAGCGCAGCTCGAGACAGCGTTCGATTTCCGTTTCAACAAACGCCCGCGCATCTTTGTCCAGCGTCGCCCAGGATTGAGCAACATTTTGCTGGCAGCGAACATAGTGCTCTTGCAGAACTTCGATGGAGTCGTTGAGGTTCGGGTCTTTGCGGGGAACGCGCATGGTTGGCTAACCGCAGATTTTCTTGTAAATGCCGCTGTTGAGAATTTCCATGGTCATTTCGTAAGCCCATCCACATTTCGGGCAGTATGGTGGAACTCCAAATCACCAGCGGAATCGTGTGCCGCAACCCCATTGTGTGCGCCCATGTTCTTCGGCCCATTTCAAGTCTTCCGGAGAGTAGCGCGACCTCCCGCCATCGCAAACGTGCTCGTACATGATGGGGCCAACGGCTTTGTCTGTGACTTCAACGGCAACCGCCCCGGCGGGTATCGCCAAGGCCGCAGCAGCCGCTGCGCCTACACTGAAAAATCTGCGCCGTGGCTCATCCATCCCGTTCCTCCTCGCCTTCCTCGCCCTCGTCTTCTTCGGGCTCCTCTTCATCACCGCCGAAGTCTTTGAACTCCTCGGCGATCTGCTCCTCTTGCGAGACCTCGGCCTCGATGATCTCCGTTTCCTGCTCGTTGAGCAAGCCGCGTGATTCGCGCTTCCTGCGGAGCACGGACTCAAAGCTCATGCCACCGCCGCCGCCCATGCCGCTAACCGCCGTATTGAATTGCTGGTTGATAATTGCGCCCGGCTGCCGCGGCTGCATCATCTCAATCGTTGCCCGGTTTTCTGCCGCAGCCTTGAGGCGTGTGGCGTGGTCTTCGACCTGGGTGAGTTTTCCGGTTTGGCGATCGACGTGGACAACCTTCTTCGCCTTTAACGCTCCCTTGAGTGCCACGTTCACATCGTCCAGCCGCTCCATCGCCCCCTGAATCGTCTTGGCGTTGAGCAGTTGAAGGCTCCCGTGCCGGAACATGTATTCCTTGATGTAGTCGATCGAGGCCTGCACGATTTCCGGACTGGTGCTCTTTTCGCGGGCCGCGATGTCGATGACGGACATGCCCTGGCCTTCGTACAGGAACCAGCGGCGGAGGTCCGCGCCGGCGGGAGTCGGCAGATAGCGACGGGAGAGGTCCAGGCGCCGTGTCGTTGTGGTGAGAGCCATGGACTTTGGCGGACGGCCGCGCCGCGCCGGACGCTCGATTTGTTGGGTCTCGGGCATGGGCTAAACCTGGGCAGGGGCTTCGGTCAGAACTTCCTCGGTGGCCACGCGATCCACTTCATCGTCCATGCGCGCGGTGACGCTGCGCGAGAATCCAGACGGCGGGGGCCCGAACTGGTTTTCCTCTGGCGCGAACTCCTCGGCGCCATACTCCGCGCCCGGCGCTTTTTCCGATTCCAGAATCATCTGCTGGAGGACGGCCACGGCTTTTTCTGTGCGCACGCAAACCTGGGTCAGCCTGACAGCCACGGTCTGCAGGGCTTCGGCGTTGATCTTGTCGATCCCGTCCTGCATTTCCTTGCGGTGCGTGGCCAGCACCTCATTCAACGCCTTGCTCTGCGTGGTCTGCGCGGCCTCCGTCGCCTTGCGCGATTCCTCAATCACCGTCTGAATCTGCGCGCGGATCCCATCGAACTTCGACCTCGCGCCCTCGATCAAGCCTTTGATCTCCACCTGGTTCGCGCCAAGCAGTTTCCCAGTCTCTGCGTAGACTGACTCGTTTTGCTTCTTCGCTTCGGCCAGCTCCCGCCGTAACCTGATGGCCAGCCAGATCAGAACTCCCGCCGCGGCCAACACTGCAAAGCCAAACAGGGCGCACAACACACTGATGGCGACGATTCCGATGACGTTCATGGGGATACTGTATACCTGTTGGTTTCCGCTTGCAAGATTTTTGCGGGTGCGATAGGATTGAATCGTCCTGCCGCCGAGGTTTGGACATCGGGTGCCCTGGCTGATCACCGGGGCCGCAAGTGGCGGGGGGTTGTTCTCAGCAATCCCCTGCCAGCCTCACTGAGAGGGGAAAAGATGGCTTCACCTTGGAAGATTTACCGCTATGAAACGAAAGAATGGGACATCCCTCGTCGCCCAGGTTGTTATGTTTTTTACCTCGACAATAAAATATGCTACATTGGCCAATCCGCCAATGTCGGCGCTAGGATAAGCCAATATCCGATTCGGTGGCGCTACTCTAATGGAATCCGGACTCCATGGGGGTGCGCCGAGAAAAGTGTCGTTCTTAAAATACGAACATCGTTAAGATTTGGCGATTGGGCTATGGTCGAACTCCGCCTTCTTCGCAGGCTAAAACCTCCGGCAAATTGCGCTTTTTCTGTGAAAAGGAGGGTGTGTGCCGCGAATACGAACAATTAAACCTGAATTTCCGCAGTCAGAAAGTATGGGTCGTATTAGCCGCGACGCCCGACTCCTCTTCATCCAACTCTGGACCCAAGCTGACGATGCCGGGAGGCTTCGCGGAAATTCGCGAATGCTCGCGAGCCTTCTCTACCCATACGACGAGGACGCTGGGGGGTTGATCGAGGGGTGGATGGAAGAATTGGAGCGCGAGAATTGCGTCCGGCGCTACAAACGCAATGGCGATGCTTATCTTGAGATATGTAACTGGTTGACACATCAAAAGATAGATAAGCCAAGTAAATCGAGAATCCCATCATTCGACGAATCCTCGCGAGATTTCGCGAATCCTCTCGAATCGTCGTCGGGGGATCAAGGACCAAGGACCAAGGAAGGGACCGGGAATGGGACCATGGACCGTGGACCTTTGGCCCGTGCGTTTCATTAACTGTATCTCTACTACCATCTTTTGGTGGCAAAATAGCGAAAAATGTCGTTTTACATCGAAATGCAACGATTTTGAAAGGTGGGTTGATGAGCGCAAAAACAATCTTCGGCGAGCAGGTGGATTTGCCAGTGGACGCGATCATGGGCGCAGAGTTTATTTTGCCTGGGCAGAGGAACTGGGATGCATACGATCTCTTCCTGGAGCGCAAGTCTCAGTTGGG